TCTGCACCCGGGTCGTAGTAACGGATACCGGCACCAAGGTGCCACGAAGCCTGCGACCGCAACCACCAAGTGGCGAGCGACTGCTCGCCAGCGTCGGTGGACGTGTCGGACTGTTCCTTGCGGACCGGCTCACTACCACGCCGGTAAGGCGTACCATTGGTGACCCGAAGGAGGAACGGTATGCCGTTCACGGAGACGTCGAACCGCTCGTCGCCTGTGGCCTCAAGCGCACGGATACCACCACCCGAAATCGGGGTAGGGAGATCCTCGGTAATGTCAGGTGACAGGCTGTTCAGGAACACTTCGCCTCCTTAGTACGGTGCCATGAGCAGGTCAACGAACGTCGAGCCATTCCAGTACTTCACGTTGGAAACCTCAAGGAAGTCCGCGCCATCCCAGTAGTTCACCGGTTGCAACCTCACCCAGTCGGTCCCATCCCAGTACTTGATGACGGGATACGGCACCGGATCGACATCGGTCGAGAAGGACGCGGCCGGGGACCAAGCGCCCGGGGAACCACTCGTCTTGGCTCGAACCCGAACGTAGTACTGCGTGTCGGTCGCAAGCCCGGTAAGGGTGGTGTTCAACACCAGGCCGACATCGACCGTCGTGGGTGAACCAAACGTCGACGTGAGCGAATACTGGACCTGGTAACCCGTGATGGTCGAACCGTTAGAGGCAGGAGTGGCCCAAAAGACGGTACAGGAGTCGAGGCCGGGAGCCGTGCCAGGGCGAGTGGGCGCCGAAGGCAACGTAGTCGCGGTAGTCCAGTTGAACCCGGGATCCTGGAGGACCGAATACCCGACCGAGTTCTTCGCCTGCACCTTCCACTCATACTCCGTGGCAGGGTCAAGCCCGGTCACCGTATGCTCCCGGTCAAGCGAACCGGCCTCGGACCAAGTCGAGGTGCCGACCTTACGCCACATCACCAGCCACTCGTCGATACTCCGGCCACCATCGTCCGACGGGAACTCCCACGTCAGACTCGCCGACGAGGCGGTGATGGACGAAGGGGAGTTCCTGGGCACAACAGATGGCACCGTCGGGTGCGTTGTGAACGACCGCTCCGCCGACGAATACCCGCCCCAGCCCTGAGAGTTGTGGCACGCCACACGGAAGTAGTAGGAACTGGCACGGTCCAGCCCCGTGAACTGCTGCGAATGTGTCTCCGTGGTGACCGTACGAATGATGTTCGAGAATCCGCCGGTAGTCGCCAGTATCACACGGAACTGGTCCACCACGGAACCGTTGTTGTCGGCGCTATTGCCCCACTCAACCTTGCCAGAGGACGACGTGACGCTCCCCGCGACGGTCTTGATGGACGACGCCGTAGGGGGCAGCGGCGGCCCCGCGTTCTTGGCGGGGACCGTGTAGGAGGCCGACTTGGACGGGGTGGCACCATTGAAGGCGCCACTGATGACGGCGCTCACGGTCCAGGTCGGTCCGCTGCTGCTGCCCCGGGAGGCGGACAGGGTACGGGTAGCAACCTTCTGGTCCCCGTTGCCCTTGTGGAAGTTCACCGTCTTAGACCCGCCGGACCCAGTGATCTTCAAGGCCTGGTCGTCATTCCAGCCCCAGCCCCCGGGGTCTGCCCCGACCCAGAAGTGGAACCGGACAGAGACACTCGTGGCGGTGATGCTCAGCACCTCGGTGTCGATGCCTACCCGCAGGTTTTTGTCGGTACTGCCCCAGGAAATAGCCACGGCCTACCCCCTCAGGTTGTCACGAACCAGATCGCAGAGCCGGACGCGCCCGTGTGCGACGGCGTGCCGGACTGCACGAACTTCACGGCCCCGTCCCACGTGTCGGCATCGATGTCGGCGCCCAGTTTGGCGTCCGTGATCGAGGCGTCGAGGATGGCCGTCGAAGCGTCCAGGTCTGTGACGGTATTGTCCGCACCGTCGATGGTCTTACCCGTCAGGGTCTGGGCCGTGGTGGTGCCCACCAGGGCTGAGCCAGCGCCCAGGCCGTGGATCTCCGACGTGGCGTCCATGTGAGCCTGGAACTCCGTGAAGTCCTGAGCCGTGGCCATGTGCCGGACGCCAGCGCCAGCAGAGTGCGCGACCGCGCTGGTGCCGTTCTGAGCCCTCGTAACCGTCAGGGTGGTGCCAGACTGCCCCGTGACCGTCACGATCTCTTCCAGGGACGTTGACGGGTCCAGAACGAGGGTATACGGGACGGAGGGCAGGCCACCCACCCCGTCCACCTCGATCGAGGTGGCCACAGACGTCGCCGGGCTCACCAACTGCATCAACCCCGCAGTGGAGGAGTAAAAGCGTGTGGGCATCATCGCTCCCTATGAATGCGAATGGGGTGCCTCTTGTGCAGCACCTGCTGTTCCTGGATCAGGCCCCTCTGGAACTCCTGAGTAAGTGAGTTGGCCAGCCGGGCACCACGGCCCGCCGCCTTGGCCTGATCCGAACGGGCCTCCTGGCCCACGTTGAACAGGTTGCTGGTGTCCGCGAAAGGCGCCAGCCGCGAAGCGACACCCAGAGCCAGCAGGTCCGCCAGCCGGTCCGACAGACCCGTCTCGGACCACTCAGCCTCCGAAGCCTCCGCGATCGACAGGTCGAACTGGACCGGCTCCACCGCATACACGACGCGGACACCCTCGCCCTCGACGGCCTGGAAGATCTTCAAACCCTGACCAGAGTCAGGCTCCCACAACCACCGGTCCACCCGGCGCCACCCATCGATGGCGCTAAGGTCGGACACGAAGACGGCCACGACCCCAACACAGTCATCCGGCATAACGAACGGGACGGTGTACTCGACGTCCATACTCGTGACACCGTACAAGTAAGGGAAGAACCCGCGCAGGACCCCGTTGATCTCCTCCGCGATCGTTGACGCCGGGAACGCACCCGCGCGAGTTACTTCCACTCCGGCCGGGTGAAGAGCCGCTGTAGTCCCCTCGTAACCCCGACCGAAGGTATAAACGAGCATGCTGTTCCCGGAACGGTCCACGCTCTTGACCCGGATCTTCTCCAGACCAATCTCGTACACCCCAGGGCTAGCGCCCGTAACACTGTCAGTGTTGACAGTAAGCCCGTCCTCCAAGAGGTCTTCGGCCAACTCCATGGAGTCGCGCGTGTAAGAGCCAGCACCGGACAGCCGGTGACGCACCTTGGAGATCAACTGCCCTAGTGTCGGCATCTCTTACTCCTCAGATTCCAGGTAACCCTCAGGGATCTTGTCCTCAAAATCCCGCATGCGGTAAGCGGCCTCGACGTGCTCCGGGTAGATGCCCTCAGGGCTCAGCCCGTCCCGCCGCGCCTGCTTGTACTGGTCAACCTCAGCGTCGCCCTTCGCCCACTTCTGGCCGTCGGGGTGCCCGACGTTCAGGTGGGCGGCCCGGCAGCAAGCCCCAAAGGACTCGTGGTCCTGGGTCTTGCACGCGGAGCGGCACGCCATCAGAACGCCTTGTCGAGGAACAGGGTGGCCAGGACGACGGCGATCGCGACGACCTGGAGAACGGTCAGCCCAGTGGAGAGTGTCATCTCACACCCCCTCTGGGTGGGTGTTGTCCTCGGCCGTCTTGCCAATGGCGGAGCCAAAGAAGTTGACAACACCATTGCCAACAACCAGGGCCACAAGCACCGTGGCGTCGGTCGAATTCAGACCGGCAACCACAACGGACCCCAGGCCGACGACAAACGCCAGCCACTTGTAGATCACGTAGGCCGTCTTCCGCGCAGCGGGGGACAGAACGTCTTCCAGCATCTCATACTCCTTATGGATTCAGCGTGTTGCCGTCGAGGTCAGTGTTGTTCGACCACACATTGCCGGGCTTGATATCGAAATCGGTGACCCAGCCGTCAGGCCAGCCCCACTCAGACATCACGTTGTTCGTGATGACGATGTTCGAGCCAGTACTGCCGCCCGCGTAGATCAGGTACCCGGCACGCGACAGGAAGTTGTTGTCGATCGTGACGTTCCGGAAAGTCCCCTGATTCTCGAACATGGCGATGTTCGAGGTGTCAGCCCAACGCATCCAGTTGTGCCGGATGGTCACGCCATCGGCGTCGGAGAACTGAATGACGTCATTGTGAGCGTCACCACCAGTGGCAGGATCGTGGAAGTAGTTGTCCTCGATGACGCCACTTCCGCCGGGCTTGATAGCGTCACGCCCCGAGTGGAAGTTGTTCCGGCTGATGCGCCAGTCCGGTGCCTGGCTGAGCCCAACGGCAGCCTGGTAGCCGCCAATGAACGTAGAGTCTTCGATCACCAGCCCCGAGTAGGGGTTGTAGAGGAAAACTCCCCAGATGCCGACGTCGAACACACAGTTGCGGATCGTGACATTGTGCGCCTTGATGCCGAGTTCACCGTCGCTGGTATCGATCCGCTGATTCTCGATGACCGCCCCATCCGTGGTGATCTGTCGACCCTTGGTCGGAGTCAGCGCCGACAGCGGACCGAGGTAACCGGAGTTGGTCGCGTTCGGCCACTCGTCCGACGGGGGCGGCGGCGGCGGAGTCGGGTCGTAGTCGGCACGGAACAGGCCGACACGCTTGAGGCCCTTGGCCAACCACGTCTTGCAATTGCCCGGCTTCAGGAAAGCGAACCCACCGTAGATGGACTCCACCCGCAACTTGTAGTTCGAGTTCGGCGGGCACGACTTCTGCACGTTCTTCCGTATGGTCTGGTACGCCTGCTCGTAGTGATGCCCGCTGAACGAGGTGTTCTTCAGGGTGAGTGAAGTAGACAGCCCACTCTGCAAGGCGTCGAAGTGGACCCTGGTCCCCCGCACCGCCTCGGCTGGCGCCGCACCGAACAAGCCGAACAGCATCGCGATGAGCGCCACCAGGGCGACCCGGGTCCGCATCAGGCGGTCTCCTCGTCGACGGCGGAAAGGGCGACCGCGAGCCCGTCCACCTTCGCCAGCAGATCGATCTCCCGCTCCGCCGTCTTCTCGAAGTGCGCCAGTTCCAGCGGGCGCCGAGCGTCCGCGCTCTGCTCGATGCGAGCGGCGGCGGCCTCGATGCGGCTGACGATGCCCTCGATGCGGTTCTGCTGGATCTTGATCTGGTTGACGCGGTTGTATACCGCCCGCTGTTCAGCCTCGGTGAGTTTTGCCATGAAGGTCTCCTCCGTTGTGGTGGGTGTGGCGTTGAGCGCTGTGGCCTTCGCGGCCACCTCGCCAAGACGCGGGTACAGATGCGGTCCAGGGCATGCCGTCGCGGCGTAGTCCCGGTGCCCGTAGATGTTCGCCTTGGACGTCGCGAAGCCGTACCGCTTGGCGAGGTCGGCGTACAGCCGGACCAGGGTGTCGAACGCCGCGTCGGAGACCTTCCAGTCAGGTGCCCCGGTAGAGTTCTGGACCTCGACGGTGATCTTGTCGTCGTCGTTCGCATACGCCGAAGTGGTCCACGCGCGGTACTGCTCCTGCACGGAGCCGATGAGTGACCCGTTGGTGCGGATGATGTAGTTCGCAGAGGCCGGGTCGCTCGACGTGACGAGACGCGAGATACCCGCCGTACTAGCGGTGGCGTGGTGATGCACGTTGAGGCCGTTGATCCTCACACCCACGGGCCGCGACTGCCACTTCACACCGCCCTTGTAAAGGCCGGTGGGCGGCATGACCTCGTTGGTCAGGGGTGAGTAGGTCATCGTCTCTCCTTAACTGCTGGTAATGAACTCGCCATACCCGGCGGCCGTCAGTTCTGAAACCTCTGCCTCAGTCAGCACATACTCATGACCGCCGAGGTAAACCATCTCGGCGTTGTCGATGTCCACCGGGTCGGTCTGACCGCCAACCTGGCGGTAGATGCCGTCCTCCTTCAGGACGGTGGTCCCCATCGGGTACGGCACACGCTTGTACAGCCGGTGAGACTCGCTCATCTGGATCTGCCTCGTGGGTGTCACGAAGACGTACTTCGGGGTGTAGGTGCCGGAGAGGGACGCAACAGCGAACTTCGGGAAGGCGGCCGCTAGGGTGCCGAGCAGTTCGTTCTCGGCCAGGAAGGCCGTGACCAGCGGGAAGGTCCCGGCCGTCGTGCCGGTAACCTCGACGGTGCCGGTGACGGATGAGGTGACCACCGGGAAGACCGAGACCAGAGTTCCGGTGACACCCACCGTTCCAGCGGCGGATGAAGTGGCCTTCGGGAAGGTGGCGTCGATAGCCCCAGTAATGCTGTCCTCGACGGTCCCCGAGATGTCGCTAGTGGCAAACGGGAAGGCGGCGCCCAGCGCGCCCGTTACATCAACGACGCCGGAAATCGAGGCCGTAGCCAGCGGCAAGGCCGCATCCAGGGTCCCGGTCAGCGCTGCCGTACCGGACACGTCGCCGGTCACCATGGGGAACGCTGCGTCCAGGGTCCCGGTGACGGGACCGCCCTCTACAGTCCCCTCTATGCTGGAAGTGACCAGCGGGAACGTGGCATCCAGGGTGCCCATGAGGGCAACCGTGCCAGCAATGGCGGCAGTCGTCAGTGGGAGGCTGGCGTCGGGCGTCCCAGAGACAGCCACGGTGCCCGCGCTGGAGCCCGTGACAATCGGGAAGGTCGCGCCAAGGGTTCCCGTAACACCCACGGTGCCAGAGAACGAGCCCGTCACCTTCGGGAAGACGGCGACCAGGGTACCGGTGGCACCTACCGTGCCGGAACTGGAGCCGGTGACCTTCGGGAAGATCGCCACGAGCGTGCCGGTAACGCCACTCGCCACGGGGCGCAGCGCCATAAGGTACCCGACCCGAGGCAAACCGCCGCCACTGTTGCTCGTGTGCGAGAAGTTGCCGGTTGCCCCAGGACTCGCCTGAACCTTTTCCGCCGCATACACCAGCGGGTTGACTTCAAGCCGCTCCGTGAACCCGGTCGGTGGAGTCAGGTTGTTGGAGGTATCTGCCCAGTCCCACCCAAGCACAACCAGCATAGCGTCAGCGGTGACGGTGGTTACTCCGGTCCAGTTCCTAACCGCACCCGCGCTGGTGGTGATATTGCTTGTTCCCGTAACGTCAATCGGAGTGGTGGTATCCACACCCCGATAGGTGAGAGCAAACGCCTGAGTGGTAATCGAAGAGTGAGTGAACGCCCAGGATGCACCTTCACCAGACGCTACCTTGTAATAAACCCACCCTTGAAGGTAGAAGCCGCCCTCGTTTACTTGAACCGGCATAGACGGTAGAAGAGTGAACCCCGACGGTGCAGTCGGGGCCGCACCGTATGAACCACCCTGCCCGTTGATGAGAACCAGCACAACCAAGTCGTCGTCAACCGTACCGGTCGGCTTGGTGACAGAGGTATTGGAACGACTGGCATAAGTGGTGTTCGCCGCCGCGACGAAAGTTGGGGCTGCCATGGGTTACCCCCTATCTACCTAGAATCAGGCAACCGGCACGGTGAAGGAAGGCACCCCAAGGTCCAGGGTCGCGCCCGAGGACAGCGCCACGGTCGCGAGGTTCATGTCAGAACCAGATGTGGCGATGTCGCCGTCGATCTTCGCGGTACCACCAGACGTCTTGACACGGAAGTGCCCGGCCGTGCCCGTGGTATCGATTGTCACCGACGCAGGGTCGGAGGCCGTCAGGACTCCGCCCGTGGAAGAGAAAGACCCCGTGATGGCCACGGTGGCCAGGAGAGTTCCTGACGCAGCGGTCTCCGGAGTGGCGGGCTTGGTGCCCGACCGGATCTCGATAGTCGCAGCGCTCCCGATGTCGGTGGCCATAGCGGCGCCAGCGGCCTGCGCGAGTGCGGCAGAAATCTTCAAAGTCATTGTGGTTTCCCCGTAGAATCAAGCAAGAGAAGAGGTGGGGCGCTCGAAAGGTACGCCCCACCTCCGTTACTACTGTCAGACGATCGTCGCGCCAGAGATGACAATCTGAATCGCCTTGGGCTCGTACACGGCCCAGTCGATGTCGGCGTACCACCCGAGAGTGAAGAACCGACGAAGGTTGTCAACCTGAGGACCAACAACAGCACCAGGCTCGGTAATGACGGCCTCAGCGAGACCACCCGTACCGAAGAAGAAGTTGTTGTAGGTCACGACATCCGGGTCCGGAGTCGTGTCACCAACGCCGAGGCGAACGCGGTTGTTCGCAACGAAGCGAACACCTTCGTACTCGCCCATCTCGTTGGCGTAACGCAGAAGGTCTGCGTCCGTGTACTCCTTCGCGATCCGCCAGTTACCGGAACCGGCAGCACCACGAAGGTCGTTGATCACGTCCGGGTGCAGAACACCCACGAAGAACTGCCCGTCATAGGCGGGCACATTCAAACGCTGGAAGCGAGTAACGATGCCACGGATGTCAGCGGCCGTCAGGACGTCGGTAGCCTCGGTCGCGGCCTCAGAGGCAGCGACGAAGGTCTCTGTGACCCCCGCCTTCAACTTGTCCTGGACGATCTCGTCCATGGTCTTCGCCATCTCGTCCGCGATGTAGCGGGCCTTGTACTCCTCGAAAGGAACGAGGGTACGGCCAGCCAACTTGCGGGTGTGAGAGACGACACGGCCATATTCGGTCGGAGTCAGCGTCACAGGCGTAGTCGCAGGCAACTTCGTCGGAGTGACGTCGGCCTCTTCAGTCAGCGCCGTCTTACCGGCGGTGACATTGGCTTCAGAGGTCCAGTTGTACCGCTGGAGCACAACAGCGTCACCCGGGTGGGGCTGACGCTCAGGCCGGACAGAAACAAACTGCCGGAAAATCGGCATCGAGTTCAACGCATACCGTACGTACAAGTCGTACGCGGTCTGGACAAGGTTGTCCGTCAAACCCGGGGTGCCGGTATAACTGGTGAAATCACCAGCACTACCAGGAAGAGTCATAGTCTTCCATCACCTTTCAGGGTAGGCCTGAGCGACAGTCGTTGCTCAGGCTGTGAGGTTCAGTGCCCTCATGAATTCGGCAATGCCCTTCGCCCCACGCTCCTCAGCGGCCTTTTCCAAGGCCGCGATCTGGGGGCTGGCCTGCCCAGGGGTCTGCTGGTCCACTGCCGACTCCTGCATAGCACGGAGTTCCGCAAATTGCTGCGCGACCTCCGAGGTACTATCCAGCGAGCCATCTACAGTGGCCTGCGTCTGGGCGGCCCCCTCCTTTGTCTGGGGGGCTGCCGGTGCTCCGAAAGCGTCCGCATTCTCAGCGAACCACTCAGCGGGGTCGGCGTCAGGCGGCACCATCTTGGCCACCTTCTCGTTGAGGCCCTTCTCCTTGATCAGCGACTGCACCGTACGTGTGCGGTTCTCATCGTGGATGGTCTTCAACTGCTTCTGCAACTCCTCGTTCTGCTTCGCCTGAGCCTTCGCGAAGTCGCGAAGCGCCTTCGGTCCAAGGTTCTCGTCGTCGAAGTCGAACTCGGGGGTGTTTGCATTTGCCATAGTGGCCGTATCTCCTCATGTTGTACTACAACGCACGCCGAAGTGAACACCGAGGGTGGTGGTCATCTTGCTCGTGCTACCGGACTGACGGACTACCAGGGGGCCGGTCGGTCCCTGATGGCTCCTCGCACAGGACTTGAACCTGTGACTTCCTCCTTAACAGGGAGGCACTCTGCCAACTGAGTTAGCGAGGAATGGCGCAAGCCGGATTTGAACCGGCGACTCCGGGATATGAGCCCAGCGGGATACCAAACTTCCCCATCGCGCTAAGGACGGTTCATTGCTTTGAGACGTTGAGCCGTCAAGCATCGTCTTCCTAGAGGTAGCGAATCTCCGTTTCCGCACGAGGCGGAGTAGGTGCGGTGCGATTCGAACGCACACTGAACCGGGTTTGAGCCGGACTCCTCTGCCGTTGGGATACGCACCCGGACCAACTTAGAACGCGCCACCGCGAGACTTACGCAGAGTTTGATCGTTCGCGCCCGACGTGCCCCCAAACTGCGCACGCTCCTGCGAAGCCAACTTCTTGCGAGTCCGCTGAGCGCCCACGTCATTCAGGAAGACATCCTCGACGGCCTCGCCCTCGCCATACTCCTCGCCATACACGGCACCCAGACGACCGAAGCCCTCCGCGTACTGCGCCGCCTGGGCGAAGCCCTGCCGGGCGGCACCCTCCTCGACCCCGAGTCCGGCGATCTGCTCAGCCACCCCACGCTCGATGTCGAAGCCGCTACCCAGACCTGTGGCGCCGATACGAGCAGCCGCAGCCTGACGCTCCAGCAACTCCACGGTGCGCGTACGGTCCAGGGCGTAAGCGATCATCTCGCCACGCGAGTACCACCGCTGAAACTGGCGCTGGACCTCAACGTCCACCGACTCGATCAGCCCCTGCGCAGCCTTCACGCGGCCCTGGATCTCGGTGGGCGAAACGTCATTCGCGATCCACGAACTGAAGTCCTCGTAGGAGTCGTAGAACCTCGGAGGCAGACCCGCCTGGTCCATGACCTGGCGGTACGAAGACTCTACCGCGAGGTACTCCTTGGGTGAAAGAACGGGTAGGCCCGCTTCCTGACGCTTCTGGTTAGCCCAGAACCGCTTCTTGTACGCAGACGTCTCTTGCAGTAGAACGCTGATCGTGTCAGCAGAGTACCCTTCCTTGACGAAACGGTAGATGTCGTCGGTCAGAGACTCCAGGCCATACGACTTGAAGAGAGAACGAAGCGCGACAAAGGCATTACGCTTCTCACCCTTCAGATTCTTCAGGAACTCCTTGTACGCGTCAGTGCCGGAACCGACAGGCATAGTCAATCACTCAGCCCAAAGTCCTGTAGCACCTTGTGCGCTACTTCCATCATTGAATCCTGGGCGTTGTTGGTGGACTTCCAAGCCTCGGAACCGCGCACCTTCTGCTCGAACTCCCACACGGACATCACGCGGGGGTCACCCTTCTGGTTCTTGTCCTGCAAAGCCCGCTGGATGAGCCCCGACTGAGTGAAGTCGACAGCCGTAGGGTTCTGCTCCAACAGATCCGCGTACGCCTGAACATACGGTTGGGCGATAGACTCAACCGTCTCGCCCTGATCGATCCGCCTGGACAGCGCAGGATACTTCGACTGAGCCGTCTCCTTGATCCGAGACAACACGTCCTGCGGGGATATGCTGCCGCCGATAGCGGCCCGAGCCCAATTCTGCAACTGCTTGCGATTGACGCGCACGCCCATCTGCCCGGCATACTCGCGCCACTCGGACTCCATAGCACCGGCCTGACCAAGCAGCCGACCATCCGTGAAGCGGACGTACTGAGACATCACCCGACGGAGTTGGTTGTCATCCCACGCTTCCGAGTAAGCGCTCCTCGCGAGATTGTCCAAGCGCTCGGGCTGCATCCGGGCGCCGAACTCCGCCATCATCATGCGGACACGCACCCTCTGGGCGTTAAGCCCCTGGCGCCACGTCGCAGGATCCGAGGCCCTCAGGGCCTCCTCGTTCCGCTGCGACTCAGAGTTCCGCTTGTACCAATCGGTGGCCCGGACCTCAGTCATGATACGGCCCTGGTCCCAGTTATTGGCGACCGCCTTCTTGAACAGGCCGTACAGACGCGGGTGCGACTTGATCATGGCATAGGCGAACCCATAACGCTCGGCCAGGTCCCTAGCATTCAGGGTGTCCTCAGGCATCCCACACCTCCCTCATCACGTATACCTACGTGCCCAGTAATTGCCGCGCAGGCTAGCGACCTTCACGCTGGTGCCCGGCTTCAAAGCCTCGACGACCTTGCCGCCGCCGATGTAGATAGCGACGTGGTCGGCGCCGTTGTTGCGGTCGTTGATGTCCCAGAAAACCAGATCCCCCGGACGCATCTTGTCCCTCGCAACGGCCTGCCCACCATTGCCCTGCTGGTAGGAGACGCGGGGGAGCGTGATCCCCATCTGCGCGTAGACGTACTTCGTGAACCCGGAACAGTCGAACGACAAGGGGCCATTAGCACCCCAGGCGTACGGGGTACCGATGAACTGCATGGCCGTCTTGACGAGGCCCTCGCCACTCGTCGCAGACCCGCCGACATAGTCGGTGTCGCCACGCCCACCAGGCATGCCCAGATCCCCCGTAGTGGACGTCTGGGCGTCGGTCTCGCGCTGCTTCCACAGATCCTCGAAGGAAGCCTCGTCCTCGGGCTCGGTTTCCCAGCCGAAGTCGAACTCGGGGGGCGCGGCCCCCTCGCCAACGGGCTTGACCCCCCCGGTGAGATCGTCCTTGAAGTCACCCGTAGAAGTCTTGAAACCCTTCTGGTCAATAGCCACAAGGTCACCTTCCGTACGCTGCCGACAGCACGCGCGCCGCCTGGCTCCACCACTTCGTGTAGTGGTTCGGGTCGGCGTTAACCTGTGCCTTGTGGGCCGCTATAGTCGGCTTCATTTTCTGCCAGCCGTTCACGCCCAGCAGCCGGTCGTAGAACCGCTCAGACGTCTGGTAAGGATCCAGCCGGTCCTGCACCGAACCCCACGTGGCGCGCTCCTGGAACATGCCGATAGAGTCGCGGTCACCATAGTTGAGATTGCGCAGACCCGATTCGCCCAAGGCCGTCATCACCGCGATGGCCTGGGCGTAACGGCTCAGGCCGCGCTTCTGGCCCACCTGGATGATGATGCGGGCATTCCTGGACTGCTCCTCCGAGAGGCCGCCGAATGCGCCCTTCGGGAGGGACCCGCCCCCGCCGCCTGGCAGCCCCAACGAACCGGTGGTGTCGGTCTCGACCTCGAACGACCGGTTGTCCCAGATCTCCTGGAGGGTCTGCCCATCCGCCTCCGGGATGTCCCCGCCCCAGCCCCACTCGAACTCCGCGCCCTCGGCGCCTTCGCCGACGGGCTTGGTGGCCAACGGGTCAGCCTCTTCCCCGCCCTCCGGGCCGAAGTCGGCAGCAGAGGTCTTGAAGTCAGCCACGATTCACCTCACATCGAAACGGGCGACGCGAGCGCCGCAACGAACGCGTTCCAGATCGGGCCAGCCGCCTGGTACTCGGCGAAGTTGGGCTCTTCCCGAGCGAGATCCTCCATGGTCTGCTGAGCGCCCGCAGCGGTGGCACCGCCACGGGTTGTGGTCTTCTCGGACACCGGAACGCTCGTGTCGCCCTGCGCCTCATACGTCCGACGGGTTGTCGACACGGTCGGGTTCTCCGACTCGTAGTCATTCAGCGCCTCGCGGTAGGCCTCCAACTCCCCAGGCATCGCCTCGCGGCCCAGAGCCCGCGACAGCGCCCAGTTCGCCAGAGCCTTCGCGGAAGCCGGGTCGGACAGGCTGACCGTCTCCGACCGCATCGTCCGGACGCCCTCGAAAGGCTCGCCCGCCTCTGCTGCCGCTGCGCGAGCCCGCGAAGCAGCAGACTCCCCGGAACCGTCCCAGCCCACCCAAATACCCAGGGCCTCCGACGGGGTGACCTTATTGCCGCGAGCCGCGTAGCCCGCCGCCATCTCGACGCCCTTGTTCCAGAACTTCTGGACCAGGTCAAGGTCCCAGGCGTCCTTCTCCTCAATCGCCCCGATCATCACCAGGTAGTCAATGAACGCCTTGCGTCCCTGCCAGCCCAGGTCGTAGAACCGTCCTTCGGCCTCGCTCTGGGGCACGAACGTGTCGGCATCGCCGCCGCCGATCTGCGGCGGGCGCCTGCCTCCGATCTCGTACTTCGAGCCGGGGGCCGTGTCGCCCGGGGCGTACTCCTTCGGGGTGCTCTTCGTGCCCATGTACACCCCGGGCTCCCCCTGCCCCGACGACGGGCGGAGGCCCCCGAAAGTGCCCCCACCCTGGGGGGCACCGTACATCCCGCCAGTCGACCCGCCGGAGCCGCCAGAGCGGGCCTGTTCGGCAAGTTGTGTCCAGTCGACCATTACTCCTCCACCACCGGATTCTGAAGAGTGTCTCGTTCGAGACCGGCGCGGGAGTACAAGTCGCCGAAGACCGGCGACTCATTCTTCAGTGCCCCCGTGTACTCGAACCACCCCTGGGCCAGGGCGAACCGTACCGGGTCGCCACCCATCTCACCAGCGAGGAACTGGTTGAGTTCATCCTCGGTCGGCAGAGACTGGACGCCGTAGTCAAACATGACCGTACGAAGCGACTCACGCTCCGTGATGTACTGCTGGAGGGTTTGAAGATCCTGCCTGTCGGCCACCTTCTTCGGGTTGCGGGCCAGGGCGCCGTTCATCTTGTTCAAGAACGCCGCCGCCTTGTCAGCCCCGTGACCGTCAGCGAGGTACTCGTCCCGCCACGACGGGTTGTCCGCCATGATCTCAGCCTTGGCCTCGGCCTTCAGGCTGACGAGATCCTCCGCACCGTTCGACATGATCGAGGTAAGCCCACGACGGTCGAGTTCCACATCAATGATGTTCGTCAGTTTGGTCCAGTCCCGCCAACCCCTGTCGATGCTGATACGGTCGAACGTGGTTGCCGAGTCCTCACGGACACGCCAACCCTTCTCCACCTGCTGCGTATACGCACCCCGGGAGAACTCACCCTTGTAGTTGTCCGCACCCGCGAACGCCCACCCGAGTTCCGGGTTAGAGCGGAGTTCCTTCCCCCACTTGTCGGCCGCTTCATTCGCCTCAATCGTGGCGGCGACCCCGGTCACATTGTCACGCAACGAGATGGTGACCTCAAGGTACTCTGGGTGATCCTCGGCGAACCGCTCCAGCGCCGTCTTGGGGTCCTCGCTCTGGTACCGCCGGTACTCCTGGCGGTACCAATCCAGCCGAGACCCCGGTCGCGTAGACCCCGGCATGGTGGCCGAACCGAAGTACTTCATCAGCATGAGGTTGCGGGTGGCATTCGTCACCTTGTCCCAGGTCTCCGTCTCGGAGAGCGGCTCACCCGACAGGCGCTGCCTGTTCATCTCATCCTGCATGGCAGTGTCGAACGCGTCCCCCCAGGACTCCGACTGCTCGCCACGGACGAGCCAGTTCATCAGGTTCTTCATGTGAGCCGGGGCCAACTGCTCGCCCCCGGACTCACTTGTAGCACCGAATGGAAGAATCCGCTCGCCCAACCAGGTCTCCTCGAACTCAGGGAAGGAGTTCTTCACGACCTCATTCGCCGGGATCTGGACCATCGGCCCCACACCAGGGAACCACCAGTCCTCGCCCTGAAGGATGGCGTTCAGCGACCCACGCGACACATTGAAGTCAACGTCGCCAATCACCGGGAACCCGGCAGGCAACGTGAACCTGAAGTAGCCCTCGTTGATGTTCGCGGAGTGACCCACGACCTCACCCAGCGTGCCATCCTCGTTCACATACCGCTTGTCGCCGTTAGGCATGATGCGGTAGCCATCCTTGTCGTACACGTTGTTCGTGGACGTCAGGGACTCGAACGGCCGGAACAGAGTGTTGTACGCCGCCGCCGGGTGCTCCTTGACAATCGTGCTCCACTTGAACATGGTGTCTTCCCATGCCGAGTAGAACGGACCCATGAAGCGCATGTGGTGGCCCGCTTCCGACTTGCGGCTCGTGTCGAACATGATCCGAGCCATGTCCTTACGCGCCGCCAAATCGGCCCGCTTCCTCAGTGCATTGATCTCCCCGGCCTTCCACTCGCCCGAGCGGGTCCGGCCAGCAGACGCTATGAAGCGGTCGATGTGCTCCTGGTAGAACCGGTGGTACTGCGGGTGGCGACCCATCATGGTCTCCGGGATTTGAGCAGCAAACTTGAAGTACTTCGAGCGACCGATGTCGTAGTAGTCGTACAGTTTGTTGCGGTCGCCCCGCTTCAGCGTCTCGACGATCTTCGTCGGGACGGGCGGCCGGGTAACCTCGGCGCCGCTCCACCACTCAGCGAGATCGTCGAGAGTGATGTCCCGCGCGGCCACAAGGTCGTGCGCATCCTGGGGAACCAGGTTATCGAAGTGTGCCCGCTGGCGGCCAACCAACTCATCCACACCGTCGGGGAAGTGCCCCGAACGGTTCATCTCCTTGAAGTAGGCAGAACCATCACCCGGGGCACGCATCCAAGCGGCGATCTCGTCGTCCGTCTGGCCGAGCGCCATGCGCCGCCACGACTCGTCATTCCTGAGACCGTGATTCACGGCCTCCAGGTAGCCCTTCGCCCACGCGGAGCGCGACAGTGCGCTGGTGCCGTAGTCGACGTAGTTGTAACCCAACTCCTTGCGCAACTTCTTCTGGTAGAAAGCCTCGGCGGACTTGAACAGGCCCTCAATGGATTCCTGCACGCCCTCGCCAAGAGTCGACTCCGGGGACTGGCCAGCACGGTAGGTCGCGAACGGGTCGCGCTCGTACGCGCCCGTCTTCCGGTCAATCTTCTCGGCCGCACCCCTGAACGCCCGGAACTCCGAACCGCGCAGACGCGTACTGCCGGGCTCCGCCTTGGACATGCCCGACTTCACCCAGTCGTCGGTGTCCATGGCGAGGATCTTCTCCAGGGCCTTTAGGCCCTCGTCATTCTCGCCATAGCGCTCCAGAAGGACCATGCCCTCGTCATACGCCTGCCGCTTGCGCAGCAGAAGTTCGTAGGTCTGGTTGTCTATCTTCAGGCTGTTGCGGCCCGCGTGACGGACGCCCGTGGCGAGGGAGTTCAGAACGTTCCCGGCACCCATCGTCGCCAGGTTACGAGCCTGGGTGTCCATCTGCACCCGGAGGGGGTAAGCGGGTCGGAAAAGCGCGAGCACCTTCCAGGCGTCGTTGACCTCCTCCAGGAGTTCGTTCGTCGCCTGCCAGGCCTTGGTGAGCGCCGGGGCGCCGGGCGTCTCCGCCGCCCCCTTCACCACACGTTCCGTGTAGCCGGGCTTGTAACGACGGGTCAACCACTCGTCCATCTTCGCCCAGTCCGTCAGGTCCACGGTGTCCTGGAACTGGCTCGTACCCAGGGCCTGGGCCATCTTGGGGTCCAGGCCAATCGGGTGGCCATTCATGTCCATCACGATGTTCGGGTTGCCGGACTCGACAGCCTGCCGAGCGTTCTGGATGAGGGCGCCCATCTCTGCCTGGACACGCTCCAGCGCCGTGTCGATCCAGACGGCGACGTCTTCCTCGTACTTGGCGGCGTCTTCCGGGTCGCCGCGCCTCGCGTGCTTGTGGATCAGGTGCTGCTTGAAAGCCCGGTTGGCCCGGAAAGCCGCGTTGGCGCGGGCGCCCTTCGAGATACCCTCGTCGATGTTGTAGGCGGGGGCTGCGACGAAGTCGTCCTTGAGAGTCCTGGTAAGTGCCAGAGCCCCCTCGTTCTTCAACCCCAACTTCTTGGTCTGCGTGTCCATCCACTTGCTGTACATGGTGACAGCCTCGGGGTCGTTGAGAGGCAACTGCCCCGGCAGGTGAACCCCGCCGACGACCCGCACAGGAGCCAGCGAACGGAAAGGCTGGAACGTCCCGATCAGCGGGATCTTCGTGATGTCCCCAGTGCCGATCAGGCCGCCGGGGGCGACGCCACCGAGAGTGCCAGCCTCCTGGACCCTCGCCACCGAGGACTGGAACCGGCTGAACTTCTCCAGCGTTGCCGCCAGTTCGGGCTGCATCTCGGCACGCATCCGCATGAAAAGGTCGTCGGAGTTGGCGATAGCCAACTTCTCGGCAGGGGTCTTCAGCGTGGAGACCGCGATAGCCTCCAGAGCGGCCTCGCGGTCCAGCGAGAACACGCCCTCAATGTCCAGGGCCAACTTCCTGTTGATGGCCTCCACGCGGCGCAGCGCGGCGCCGTCGCCCGCAGCGGCGAACTGGAGGTCGGTGATCAGACTCTTGGCGGTCTTCTCGTCCGCCACCGTCCTGGCAACCCACGACGCCGCGTCAGCAACGGAACCCGAAGCCGAGGACTGGCCCATGATGTAGTCGTCCGCCATGCTGGCGATCGAGCCAGGCTTGCCCTGGGCGTCCCACATGTAGTCCGTCAACTTCTCGGTGTTGTGCAGGTACTTCTTGGCGTTCCAGCCGAGCCGGTTTATGACCGGGTCCTGGTTCTCCACGAACCGGCGGAAGAAGGGCTCGTCCCCGGCGCCCTTCTCAAAGAGGCCACGGACGCCACCCTTCTCCATCAGGTCGTCGCCAGCCGAAGACAACACGCCCGCAGGTGTCAACCTTCCGTCGCCCCTGACGAAGCGAGCATCGTCGAGCACCTTCTGGACGGAGACGCCCCGAGCATCCAGGACAGAAGACAGGGCTGCCGTCTTGTCGCCAGTCACGGCCAGGGCGCTGACGGTCTCGTCGTACAGGCTCTGAATGCCGTCATCGCCCAACTTCGAGCGCAGGTACGCCCGTGCCGGGTCGTCCGCGAGACCGGCGGCACGCTCCGCACCATACGGCGCCTCAGTCATGTGGATGGTGCCAGAGGTTACGTCTGCGGTGTCCGCAGCACCCCGCACAAGAGGCTTCTCGATCCCCCGCTTCGCCGCAGACGCCGCAGACGCCGCGTGGATCTGCTTGCCAGTGAGACTGGTGGCCGTACGGACAGCGCCACCGACTCCTGCGGCAGCGACGTTGAGCGGGTCGGCCGCGATAGAGATGGAGGCGTCGAGGAGGCCGGTGCGCCACTTCCGGGCGCCCGTGTCGAACCACTCCAGGCGCTCGTTGCTGAGCGCCGGGTCATCGATCAGGGGCAGAACCATCTTGCCCGTGGCCGGGTCCCGGAAGCCCGCGTTCGGCCCACCGCCCCCGGCGCGCATCAGTTCGTCCGTCGTCTGCGCGATCGAGGAGTTATTGGCGCGGGCCTCCGGCCAGTATTCCTCACGGAACTCGGGGTCCAGGGCGGCGCCACCGAGCATACCGCCTACGTTCTTGACCCAACCCTCCCAGAAGGAGTTCTCCGGGTTAACCGAGGCGGGCTGATCCGTGGCGTACCGGCCAGAAGCCTCGAAGTAGTCGGTCGGCGGAGACCAAATGTTCCGCTCCGCCCAGGACAAACCCTGGCCAGCGGCGGCCGTGGTGGCCTGGCCCGCGCTGGACTTGAAGAAGGCGTCCCCGGCCTTGCCGACCAAACCCAGGTTGTGCGTGTTCTCCATGCCGAGAGGGTTACTCAGAATGCTCGCGAGGTTCAGAATGGCGCCGGGCGCGTTGACGGCCGCCTCACGGGCGCTGACGAACACACCGCCGATCCGGTCCCACAGGCTCACGAGTTACTCCTAACGGTCCGCCAGCAACTGCCTGACGTACATCTTGAACGACGGCGTCGCCTCAGACGACATGGACATGCGCACTGCGGCCTCGATGAAGCCCGGATGCATCTGTGCGACATCCGCTGCGGCCGTCGCATCCATCCCCTGCGGGAGGCCCAGGGCCTCAGACCCGGGGCCGTCGCCCAGGTCCACACCGCTGGTGATGGGTTCGCCGGGCATCTGGGTAGGCTGGTCGAAGCCGATGATGCCCGGAGGCATCCCACCGGCCCCGCCGCCACGCCCCGGCTGCACCGTCTGCTTGCGAGGATCCTGCACGGGCGACTGCTGACGAAGACCCTGCATAGAGACACCCTCGCCATAGCCATCGGCAAGGGCCTCGATCTGCGGGTTGTCCGTCCGCTTCGACATCTTCCCCGGACCGCTCACTGCGGCAGGCTTGCCGGGGGGA